ATTGTTTTAGATTCATCAGGCAGACCTCCTAATGAAATTTGGTTAACTGGTGGAATATCTTATAAATTTGTCCTGCAAAACAGTTCTGGTACACAAATTTGGTCAATGGATAATTTATCTGGGTTGCCAAGTGCAGGAATTGAATCTTATGTAACTGCAACAGCAGGACAAACTGTATTTAGTGGACTTTCATATACAACAGGAAATAATAGTATGAAAGTATTTGTCAATGGAAGCAAACAAATATTAGGTTCTAGTGTTCCAAGTTCTTATGTAGAAACAAATTCAACAACAATTACTTTTAATTCTCCAGGCTTAAATGCTGGTGATATTGTGGAGTTTTTACAATGACAACTCCAAATGACATAATTTCAAGAGCATTAAAAGATATTGGAGCACTTGAGGCTGGTGAAGTGCCAACAGCAGATGCGGCTCAAGACGCTTTCAATATGTTGTTAAACATGCTTGACCAATGGTCAAATGAAGAAATGATGGTGTATTATCAATCTGAAATTATTTGGACGCTCACATCAGGTCAGACGCAATACACAATTGGACCAAACGGAGAAATTGGAGCGGTGTTTACGGGTTCTATATCAGGAACAACTTTAACTGTCACCTCAATCACTTCAGGGGCAATAAATCTGAATCAAACAATATCTGGTACAGGAATAACAAACGGCACTAAAATTGTTGCTTTTGGTAGTGGAGCTGGGGGTAATATCAATGAAGCTGGAACATACCAACTCAATGTAAATTACCCAACAGGAGTGTCTTCAACGACAATCAACGCTTTTTATCCAAGACCTTTAGCTATAAATTCAGGGTTTGTACGTATAGCGACTAATAGCAACGGTTATCCGATTGTGAATGGCGGTTTGGATTACCCGCTTACTGTGTTGGATTACGATAGTTATCAGTTGATCGGTCTTAAAACACTAAATGGTCCATGGCCTAAAGCGTTCTATTACCAGCCAACAGAAATTTTGGGAAATATTTTTGTATGGCCCAACCCAGCACAAGGCGAAATGCACCTTTTTGCCGACACTTTGTTTTCTCAATATACAAATTTAACTGATACGATTACATTACCACAGGGCTATAACATGGCTCTTGAATGGTGTTTGGCTGAATATCTAATGCCTTCATACGGTAAGGCTTCGCCAACACAAATACAAATGGTTCAGCAATTTGCCGCAAAAGGCAAATCTACCGTTAAACGTACAAATATGAAACCACCTAAAGTGTCAAGGTACGATGAGGTTATTACTACATCACGTTCCAAAGATGCTGGTTGGATTTTGTCGGGTGGATTCTTTAGATAAGGATGAGATATGCCTGATTTTGGTTTTGTTGGTCCATCTTATGAAGCGCCTAGTATTTACCAGGACGCTCAAGAATGTATCAACTTTTATCCTGAGATTGACCCGCTTAAACAGCCAGGCATAAGGGGCGTTGTTGCTCTTTACCCGACACCAGGCTTGACGCAAATTATTCAGCCTGAAGTTGGTCCAGTAAGGGCTATGCGTAATTTATCGGGTAATTCTATATTGCTTGTTGTAATAAATAGTTCTGTTTATTCTGTTAATACGTCTTACGTTTATACAAAAGTTGGTTCACTTACAACAAATCAAGGATTTGTTTCTATATCTGACAACATCACTACTAATAACGGTTTAACAGCTTATATAGTTGATGGTGCGAATCGTTACACATGGGTTGCTAATACAAATACATTTACTGTTTTGCCTAGTACAGATGGTCCATGGCAAGGCGCTTCAGTTGTAGACGTTTGCGACAATTACAACGTTTATAACAACGTAGGCACTAGAAATTGGGCTTGTACAGACCTTGGGTCAAGTTTGTCTACAAACGCTTATTACGGTACAAAAGATGCCGCACCTGACCCTATCATAGGCTTAATAGCAGACCATAGGCAAGTGTATTTATTGGGTCAACAAACAACGGAAGTTTGGGTTGATGTAGGCAACGTTATTACAGGCATTATTTCTTTCCCTTTTCAGCGCATACAGGGAACAATGATGCAACACGGATTGGCGGCTGTCGGTTCTATTGCTAGATTTTCCGAAATGTTTATGTTTGTTTCTAAAGACAGCCGAGGTCAAGCAATGATTGGCGTTGTTCAAGGCTATGCTTTTACCCGTCTTTCAACTCATGCTGTTGAACAAACTTTATTGAATCAAACGGTTTCAGACGCTATTGCCTATACATATCAGCTTGAAGGTCACGAATTTTATGTTGTTACATTTCCGTCTATCAACATAACTTGGGTGTATGACCTTGCTTCTCAAATGTGGCATAAATGGCTGTCTTGGGACGGTGTTCAATTTAATCGTCATCGTTCAAATTGCGGTGCGTTTTTTAACAATTCGTATTTAGTTGGTGATTACGCTAATGGAAACATTTATGCGTTAGATAATGCTAACTATACAGAAAACGGTTCAACCATTCGCAGATTAAGACGTGCGCCCCACATTACAAGTGATTTACAAAGACAATATTTTGCTGAACTACAAATTCAATTTCAGCCTGGTGTTGGTTTAGAAAACGGACAAGGGAAAAATCCTCAAGCCATGTTACGTTGGTCAAACGATGGCGGTTCAACGTACTCTAACGAACATTGGGTAAGTATTGGTGCTGTTGGAAAATATAAAAACCGTGCGATTTGGAGAAGATTGGGTTGGTCGAGAGATAGAATTTTTGAGGTTGCGATAACAGACCCTGTTAAAGCAGTTATCGTTTCAGCAAATTTAAAAGCTGAAGTTGGAGAAAATTGATGGCAACACAACCAAATTCCAACATCAACATACCACAAGGACAATTTCTCGATCAAACAACTGGAAGACCGTCTTTACCTTGGTTGTTATGGTTACAAAACCCTAGTTTTATTCAAACCACAACTGGTCAACAAACAATAAACGGAAACGAATATATAAATGGCACTTTAAACGCAATAGGCGGCATCTCAGGAGGCGTATTTTGATGGAGCTTGTACTTACCCCCAGTAGTGAATTATCATTTGATAGCGATGATTCTAAGCATCAATATGAGGTTTTTGAACAATTAGCCAAAGTGCCAAACCGTCAAGAAATTGAACAATTACAAGCCGAAATTGCCAAAATGGAGCAACCAGTATTTGATACTGAGCATTATTTCAGCGGTGGTATGTATTGTCGAAAATTACCAAGAAAAGCTGGAACGCTGATTGTTGGCAAAGTACACAAAAAAGAACATTTTTTTATGTGTGCTAAAGGTGAGATCATTGCTTGGACAGAAAAAGGGATGCGTAAATTGAGTGCGGGCGATATAATTGAATGCAAAACAGGCACAAAACGTGTTACTTTAGCATTAACAGATGCCATTGGAATTACGGTTCACATAACCGATAAAACCAATATTGATGAAATTGAAACAGACCTGATTGAGCCTGATGAATTGTCTATGTATGCTCCAGGAAACGTGTTAAAAACAAAAGTCTTAGGGAGTTGATATGTCATTTATAACTGCGGCGGCAATCGTTGGGGGCACATCGCTAGTTGGTGGATATTTAGCTAGTCAAGCTTCGAAAAGTGCGGCTAATACTGTTGCTAACGCTACACTAGCTGGTCAACAGCAAATGCAAGGTAATTTGCAAGCGCTCAGTCCAAATTACACGCCTTATCTACAAACTGGGCAACAAGGTTTATCTGAATTACAGTCTCAATTACCAAGTCTTACTCAAGGATTTGGACCACAACAATTACAAAGTAATTTAGCACCAAATTATCAGTTTATGTTAAATCAAGGTTTGGGGGCGCAATCTCAAGCAATGAATGTTGGTGGTGGAGGTTCTAACATAAACACAGCTAATACTAAATTTGCTGAAGATTACGCATCAAACGCTTATCAACAGGCTTTCAACAATTACCAAACACAACAAAGTAATATTTTCAATCGATTGGCTAGTGTTGCTGGTATTGGTTCAAACGCAGTATCGGGATTGTCTAATTTAGCAACAGGCACAGCATCTAACATTACTCAACTTGGTGTTGGTGGGGCACAAGCTACTGCGGCTGGTATTACAGGCTCGGCAAATGCAATTTCAAGCGGCATTCAAGGTGCTGGACAGGCTTACTCTAATGCTGTTACGTTACCCGCTATTTTGAACGCAATAGGATAAATTATGGCATCTTTCAATATTGACACTTCATCTATTCAAGCCAAACCACCACAAGTTGAGCAAATGAAACTCAGCGATATGCTGAACATGGCTTCAAAAGGGTATGAGCTAAAGAAAATGAAAGAGCTGTACCCAGTCATGATTGAAAAAGCTAAAGCTGAATCTGAATCGGCTCAGTCTGGCGCTTTTATGAAAAACATTGAAGCATCACAAGCATCAATTCGCAACAAAGAGCAAATGAAGCTCAATGCGTTTATGCAAGACCCAAAAAATTACATGGACGAAAATGGCGACATAGATTTGACTAAAGCCAACAAAGCTATACCAATTATTGCGCCAATGACCGGAACAGATCATTTAAGTAAATTGTCTACACTTGCTCAAAACAATACTCTTGCCAAAGACGCTAAACTTAAATTTAGTCAAAATGAAAGAGAAATTGTTGCTTCTACATATGGCGCATTGGGTCGTGCTAACGTAACAGACCCCAAAGAATACGCTAGTGCTTTAGACAATTTAGTTAAAGCATTTCCTGATAGTCCTTCAATGAAACAATATGCTGATGCGGCTAAAGGTAATTTAATGATGGTTGGAGATCATTCAAAATTACCAGCTGTTGCTATTGGAACGGCTAATCAATTGCTTACATTGCCACAACAACAAACAGCATTTACGCCTACAACAAACGTTGCAACAGTTGGCGGTCAACAAGTGCCTGTCACAACTACACCGTCTGCTACTGGGGGCGCACCTCAAGTCAACGTTGGTCAATTTGGAGGTACAACACCACAAACAAAACCACCAGCTAGTGCGCCTGGAATGCCTAAAATTGTTAATGAAGACCCAAATCTTACATACAATGGACCAGCACAACCTTTACAACTCAATCCAGTTCAAGAAAAATTATTTAACGCTGGTCAAGAAAACTTTAACAAATTACCCGCACTTCAACAACAAGCTCAAGAAGCCAAAGAATATGTGCGAGGTGCAACGAACGCTATTGAAGCGGCAAAAGGTAGTACTCTTGCTCAGAAATTGCAAGCTGGTGGTAAATACGTGTTTGAAAACCCCGAATTAGACCGATTGACTAAAAATTTGGCTGGTGTGCTTGTTTCTAATGCAAACACAATGGGCTTGAATCGTTCTGATGCGTCTTTTGCCGATGCTGAAAAATTAAGTGGTAGTGCCAAAATATCAAATGAAGCACTTAAAGATATATTGCAAAGGGCTGATGCTCAAGCAAGTGCGGCTGATAAGTTTTCTACGGCTGTTAAAAATTACCGTGAAAAGCGTGGAGAAATCAATGCTAGTATTCACGAAGGAAGATTTAAGTCAGCATGGTCTAATGCTTATGATTCAAAAATATTCCAAATGGATAACATTGCAAACTCTAATTTGCCTGACGCAGAAAAAACAGCACGCATACAAGATTTAACTAAAAATATGTCGCCAAGCGCATACACAAAATTTGTAAATGATGCCAAAACAATTCATCGTCTTGAGCAAGGAAAATACCAATGACAGACGTAGCTGATGATGTAGACGTACCTGGTCTCAAGTATTTGAAGCCTGTCGCATCTACTGCGTCAGCTACAACTGCTCCAGCTACTGAAGCGCCCCCAATTAATCCTGATTTACAAGATCGTGTTACACGGTTAAATGAGGAATGGAAAACACGCAAAGACCTCAACCCTAAAGGGTTAGATTTGCCAATAACAAGCAAATCACGCACATACGATCAAGAAAAAAAATTATATGATGCTTGGATTGCTAGTGGTAAAAAAGGTAATTTAGTCGCATTTCCTGGTACTAGCAAACACGAAAGCGGAGACGCTTTTGATTTGTTGCCAACTGTGCCCAACGAATTGTTAGACAAATACGATTTGCACAGACCGTTTGGCGCAAAAGACCCCGTACATGTTGAATTAAAACCTGGTACTGTCACGGCTCAAGCTGATGACATAGATGTTCCTGGACTTAAATATTTAACGCCTCCTAGCACGGTTACAGCACAAAAAACAGCCAAAATAACCCCGTCAATTACTTTGCCAACAACGCAAGAATTGAAAAAAACTGCTGGTGAAACAATATACAACCCTGAATGGTGGGCTAAAGACATTGCGGCAAAAGCAGACGTTGCTTATGGCGGTCTATTGGGAGCTGGACAATTTGTTGCTACACCGTTTGCTAAAGCGGCAGATTATTTGACAAATTCAACGGCTGGTACAGACGTATTGAACCGTGTAGCAGATTTTGCTAGTCATCCTGTTGGTAAAGCGATGGGCATTACTAATGACCCTGTATATCAAAAAGAAGTTGCCACAAAAATTTTGGGTACGATTGCTCAATATGCTGACAAACCAATTTCATACATTGCTGAACAGACAGGATTACCCAAAGACGAAGTGTCTTGGTACGCACAAGCGGCTGGTATCAAATTAGCACCAGTTGTCGGAAAAGCTGTCGCTGAAGGCGCTGGTAAAGTAAAAACTGCGGCTATTGAGGGCGCTGAAACTGTTGGAAAAGCTAAAGAACAAGTACAACAGCAGTTTAAAACGCTAAAAGAAACGATGAAGCCTGAAGCAAATCCAAATTTGCGTAGCATTGGTGCGGCTGAGGCTGATAAAGTTGCTGTGCGCAAAGCTAATGCTCAAGATTTGTGGGAACCAATAGACCTTGAAAGAAGTCAGTTAACCAGAGATTTTGCTGATGTAAATTGGGCAAGGGAACACGCAAAAGACCCTGTGGCTGGAAAAATGTTTCGTGATATGTATGCAGACCAAAACGCTAAAGTATCGACTAATTTCCAAAAAGCTATTAACAATACAGGCGCTGAGTTAACAGGCATTGAGCGTTCTGAACTTGGTCAAAAAATAAATTCTGTTGTTGACACATACAAAAAAGATCGTTATCAAAAAGTTAGTGATGCGTATGATGCGGCAGATGAAGCTGGTGAAACACTTCAACAAGTTTCATATCAACCTTTGATTGATTACGTTAACAACAAAAGACCAACAGTAAAAAAACAAAATCCAATTCTCAGTACGATTGAAGAAGAATTGGCTCACAACGACCCAAATAGTACTGGAACAATTAATTTGCGTCAGATGGAGGATATTCGCAAACTAATTGCTGAAGAAACAGAACAAGGTACATCTAACGGTCACCACGGCAATCAGTTGCGTAAAACCATAGATCAATTGACAGCCAACAAGGGCGGTGATTTATACAAAACAGCACGTAAACTCAATACAGATTACATGACTGAATTTGAAGACACGCCTACTGTTAAAAACATTACAGCACTAAAAAAAGGCACGGTTGATAGGGTTGTTCCATTAGAGCAGTTGCCCGAAAAACTGTTACTCAGCGCCACAAAAGATCAAGTACAACAAGTATTCAACACTTTAGCTAAAGCTGGACCAGAAGGTCAGCAAATGATAAATGAACTTAGAGGCGTTTTAGGTGAACATTTGCGTGACCAAACGTTTCAAGGCGTTAACAGGGACGTACATGGGAATTATGTTCCATCTGCGCCTAAACTTAATGCGGCATTAGAAAAGCTAGACAAAAGTGGAAAGCTGGATTTAGTGTTTGGAAAAAAAGATGCTGAACGTTTTAGGACGCTAAATGAAGTTGTACAGGATATTCGTACAGTACCTGAAGGTTCAGTCAATTATTCTGGTACTGCGGCTAATTTAAAAACAATGTTGGCTGATTTGGCTGGTTCTTATGTGGCTACAGGTGTTCCAGTACCAATATTGACTGCGGCAAAATATACTGCAAATCAATTGAAAACGCTTAGAGACGTTAACAGAGTAAAAGATTTTATTGATTTTGGAAAAACAAAATAATGGAATGGCAACAACTTATCAACATTGGTGCTTCAACATTGCTAATGGCTCTTGGCTGGTGGTGTCGTCAAATTTGGGATTCAGTACAGGCTCTCAAAAAAGACGTTCAAAAAATTGAAATTGATTTGCCAACACATTACGTTAGAAAAGTTGACATTGAACAAAGATTTGACCGTTTGGAAAACATCTTAGACAAGATATTTGACAAACTAGACAACAAAGCTGACAAATGAGGTGTTTGAATTGACCCGTTTACGCTTATTGCCGCCGCAAGTACGGCTCTCAAACTCGTTAAACAGGGTTGCGAAATGTTCCGTGAGGGTCAAGCGTATGTCAAGGACGTTGTCAAGACGGCTAAAGAAGTACAAGCAATCGGTAATGAAGTTTTGGGGTTTTGGGGCGAACTAAAAGCTATTTTCGGTTTTAAACCAAAAATAAATGAAAAAATTGCAGAAAAACCGCAAAAAATTGATTTAAAACAGTTTAAACGCAAACAAGAATTTGATGCTAATGCTGTTTATTCTCAAATTGGAAAAAACATAACGGATTTTTTTAAAGCATATAACGCATTGAAAGATCATATTGCAGAAGAGGAAGAAAAGTCTAAAACTGTATATGACCCAACAGGAGATCAAACTGAAAAAGCTGTTCAACGTGTGTTAGCGCTAAGTCAAATGGAAACGATGCAAGTAGAACTAAGGGAATATATGGTGTATCACGTTCCACCAGAACTCAAAGATTTGTACACTCGCATCAATCAGATGATTGGTACTATTCAAAATGAACAGGCGTTGGCTAGACAAGCTCAATTCAAAAAACGGAGACAAATTGAAGCTGAACAACGAGAGTTTGCTGACAAAATTTGGTTTAGGACAGCATCAACCATTGCGGTAATTTTTGTTTCAATTTACATTATGAGCTTTATGTGGGCACTAAAACAAATGACTGGGGATATGTAATTGTTATTATTTGTTTAGCATTTTTGTTTGTGTTGATATTGCCTGTAATCGGTTTTATGTACATGGACATTAGACAAGAACGAATAATGATTGCGTATGATTTGAAAAGAATTGAAAAACTAAAAAAAGAGCTAGAAAAGCAAAAGGAAACAACAAAGGAGTAATTATGGATTGGTTAAAAACAATAGCACCTACCATAGCAACAGCGCTGGGTGGTCCATTCGGTGGATTGGCTTATGAGGCTGTCTCTAAAGTGCTTGGAGTGTCTCAAGATGACGCTAAAAAGATGCTAGATGACGGCAAATTGACTGCTGACCAAATAGCATCAGTCCAGCAAGCTGAAATTGCTTTGAAAGCAAAAGCACAAGAATTGGGTTTAGATTTCGAGCAACTTGCGGTGACAGATCGAAAGTCAGCCAGGGACATGCAACAAAATACGCACTCATTTATTCCACCCGCACTCGCTATTATGGTCACGTTCGGGTTTTTTGGTATCTTGGTCGGATTGATGATGGAAACATTCAAAACATCGGACGCATTACTACTTATGTTAGGTAGTTTGGGCACAGCTTGGACTGCTATCATGTCATTTTATTTTGGTTCGTCAGCTGGTAGTCAAGCCAAAGATGCCATGTTACATAAATCAACCCCAACGGAGGAAAAATGATAAATTCCAGATCGTTAGATGAACTTTTGCCTGAAGTCAAAAAACGTGTTGAAACATTTATACAATTATGCAAAGACAATAACATTGATTTATTGGTTACTTCTACATATCGTGATAACGAAAGTCAGGAGAGCTTGTATGCCCAAGGACGAACAGAACCAGGACGAATTGTTACAAATGCTAAAAGCGGTGAGTCTTTCCATAATTATCGCTGTGCTGTTGACGTTGTGCCTCTCATTTCTGGGAAGCCTGATTGGGATGGAACTCATCCAATATGGCAAACCGTAGGACAGCTGGGAAAACAAGCTGGATTAGATTGGGCTGGTGAATGGCATTCTTTTAAAGAATTAGCTCACTTCCAATACGCGGGCGGTTTAACTATCGCAGAACTTAAATCAGGTCAAACAATAGCATAAGGAAATATCATGGCGACAAATTTTAAAATCAGCGGCAAAGAACACAAATCACCAAAATCACACTATGTTGTTTTGCGTGAACATGAAAAAGCAAATGAAAACGAAATTCACAGACTTGCGGACAAATTAAAAAAGCATGAAAGTTTACCCGCAGAAAAAGCACACGCAAATTCGCAATCTAGTGCACCTCTGCCCAACATGCGTTAGTTTTTAGACCAACCCCCAGCCCAGCAAATAAAAATTGCACCCGCAATGATCGAG